GGAGGTGAAGTTCCACTGGGAAGCGCCGGAAACGGAGCCGTTGTTGAAGCACCAGACCAATTCCTTAACTGGGTGGTTGTAGGAAAGGCGGACTTGGCGGGAAGCACCGGAGGTGACAGTGTCGGAACCGGTGTGCTGAACTTGTTCAATAAGGTATTCGTGACCCTTTTGCGCAAATCGGCGACGCTCCTCGGTGTCGAGGTACACGTAGTTGCCCCACACCTTGAATGTGGAACCGTCAGTGTATTGGGAGAATTCAGATGACAAATCGAAGTCAAGGCGTACCTCGTGGTACTGAAGGGCAATGAGTGGGAGGTAAAGTCCTGGGTTGCGGTTGAAGAAGAAAATCAATGGGAGGAAAACAGTTTGTGTAGCACCGAAACCAACGGTCTTGGTGGTCATCTTACCCCAAGAAGCCTTCTTGGATTCATCCAAGTAAAGCTCGGAGTACAAACGCCACCAGAGTTGGTAGTGCTTATCGATGCGCTGACCACCGATGGACAATTCGACGGACTTAATAGCACGCTCGGCCGCCCAGCAACCGGAGAGTTCGGCGGTACCAGCAGTGAGTTCGAGGCCGGTAGCGGCAACGAGTTCGACATACATGTCACCAATCAAGTCCCCGTTACGAGCGACAGTGACGGACACACGACCGTTGTTGGACGCGGTACCGTTGACAGTTTGTTCGATGTTTTCCATCGCAAAGTTAGTGTGGCGCTTGTAGACCGCCTGGAAGAAGGTGACTTTTGGGTTACCAGTCAAGTAGACGTCTTGGGCACCGTACGCGACAAGCTGCATGAGACCACCAGCCATTGTGAATTTTTGTACTATATACCAAGATTTTTTTTTAGGGTAAAAGTATTTCGCACCGCGAAATTTTTACATTTGAATTTTCTCTTCCTCCTGTATATAATGTCCCAACCTGAACCCAAGGAGGAAATCCCCGAAGAAATTGATGAAACAGACGATGAAGAAGACATCAGTCAACCATTTGACGAAGAAGATGACCTCGAACTCGAAGAAGGAGAATTTGACGAAGACGAAATGGAATTTGACGAAGGAATCGATTTGGGAGGACTCCTCGGAGCCACCCTCGCTACAGAAGACGGAGACACCGTATGCTCTGCCCTGGTGACAATAGGAGACCAGCTCGCCACACAAAACAAAATACTACTTAAAATACTATCCTCCCTTAGCAAAAAAGACAATTAAAAAGTAAACCCTTTTGTATATCAGATTAAAAAATGGAAGGGGGTATTCATTTCATCGATGAAAATGTCAATGTCGAGGCAACAAATATGGAGATTTATAGAAACTCGGTCTCGACACTTGACAAAGAAAACCTTATCGCGTATCTGAGATATCTCGAAAGTGAGTGGTGCATGAACGTCACGGGGGATTCACACATCTCATTTCAACTGGGCTACAAAAAGTTTTTCAATCCAGGAGATATTAATCCCTCCGACGGAATGCCTATTCGGGTAGATTTAGAGAGCATCACATTAAAACAAAAAAGAGAAGCGGAGTTATTGGGAGCACTTTTTCATAGAGCTACTGCCCTGAGTGTTTCAGACAAAGAATTAGAAGACGAGAGAAAGATTGGCGAAAGAATTAACTCCTTGATTGAACAGATTGATGATTCATATGAGATAGTTCTGAGAAACACAAGAATCTATGAAAGAATTAATAATCCCACATATGCCCTAACAAGCCCCGAAAAAGACCATTCATTGTTTAGGTCAACGACCATGGGAAAGGTCGATGAACTCAGTCCATATCAACAGGCCATCATCAGTGTTCTAGATAAAACTTACAAAAATACAATTCGAAGATACAAAGGACAGTGCTGCAGACAATTCAAAACGCCAGACGGATACAATACAAGAGCTTGGACCACTATTATGAGTGTTCAAGACTATGTATACAGTGTCGCCCAAAAAGAAACAAATTTTGACCTCTGGAAAAACCTGACAAGTCGCGGTTCAGGATTCAAGGATGTTATTCACCATCTCTCCAATTGCAATGACATGCAGTTCCCAGAAATTACAAAGAATAGACATGTTTGGTCTTTCAAAAATGGTATTTTCATTGGTAAAAGATTTGCCCCTGATACTGGTCTTTTTGATTCAAAGTTTTACACTTATGAAAGCTCAGAGTTCAAGTGTCTTGATCCAACTATTGTCAGTTGCAAATACTTTGATAAACACTTTGAAGATTACAGTGAAGTCAAGGATTGGAGAGAAATTCCAACCCCTTACATGGACTCTATTTTGACCTATCAAAAGTTTGATAAAGATGTCATTGATTGGGTCTATGTCATGGGTGGTCGCTTGTGCTTTGATGTGAATGATATGGATGGATGGCAAATTATCCCCTTTTTCAAGGGTATTGCTCGCTCTGGTAAATCGACTCTCATTACAAAGGTTTTTAAGAAGTTTTATGAAAATGATGATGTCAAAACTCTTTCAAACAACATTGAAAAGAAATTCGGTCTATCGTCCATTTATAACTCGTTCATGTTCATCGCCCCTGAGGTGAAGGGTGATTTATCATTGGAACAAGCTGAATTTCAGAGTATTGTAAGCGGAGAAGATGTATCTATTGCAGTAAAGCATCAAAACGCAATCTCTGCACAATGGACTACTCCGGGTTGCTTGGGTGGTAATGAAGTTCCTAACTGGAAGGACAACTCTGGTTCTGTGTTGCGTCGTTTGTTGCCTTGGAACTTTGCAAAGCAAGTCAAGGATGCAGACCCTACTCTTGAAGATAAACTAGACCAAGAAATCCCTAACATTCTCCAAAAATCTATCAAGGCCTACTTAGAAATGTCTCAAAAATACAAGAACAAGGATATTTGGAACGTTGTCCCACCGTATTTCAAAAATATTCAGAAACAAGTTGCTATGGTTGCGAGCACACTTACAAACTTTTTGGAGTCTACAAGCATCAAGTATGGAAAAGACCTCAGGTGCCCACAAGAAGTGTTTGTTCGAATCTTCAATCAACACTGTCAAGCAAACAACTTGGGCAAACCGCGTTTCAACTCAGACTTTTATGCAGGACCGTTTAGCTCTAGAGACATCGAAGTTAAGGACCACGAAGATACATACAATGGTAAATTGTATTCCAACAGGCCCTTCATTTTCGGTCTAGATGTTGTCTCAGAGGATGTATACAATTCAGAATAATTTCCCTGTTTATAGTATGAATAGGAGTAGCCTACAGCAATTTGTAAAAAATTCCAATGTTCAAATCGTGAGAGATACACCCCGTTCAACCTCAAGTTCCATTGATTTTAATAAAATCGTAGGAGGGACCGCGACACCTTCACCTAGAAGCGTGTCCTCATCCTCCGCGCTCCCCAACTTTACTAACCCCGCGTTTAACGACTCCCCAGTAAAGGTTGGGAAATTGCGTGTCGGTATGTATAATGGCTTGGCAAATGGAACATTTGATGACACAAACCGGGTAGATTTATATAGAGTTTTGTCCAAGAAACCATTGCCACCACAAAGATTAGAAAGTGGCTTGGTTGTTGATGTTAGAGAAATAAACGGAATATACGGAAGATTCCAAAAAGGTATGACAATCACAAGGAATAAAGGATTCCAAGGTCAGTTGTCAGACCGATTTTTTACCGTTCAATTCAAAATAACAGTTTCAAAGGGAAACATTAAAAAAGATGTGAGCTTCAATATTTATAAAAATGGTAAGATTCGTATGTCTGGGGGTATTTTAGACGAGAATAATTCTTTTGAAGAACCCGATGATATTAAAAGACACATAATTGATACTTACACAACCGGACAAAGATTTTTGTATGCACCCTTGACATTCAATAACCTTTCCGGAACAGTTTTAACAGGTGCTATTTATGATTTACCAAAAGTTGCACGAATGATGAATGCTTCATATGAACCAGAACTTATTGATTTGTTGTATTACCAAAAAAACGGTATTAAATATGTATTCGCAAGAACTGGGGTCATTCAAATTCAAGGCGTCACAACAATGTTGAAATTGAGAGAAGGATATAACCGAGTAAAGGAAATGGTGGCTAAAATTTATCAAAGAGGTGGTGTGAGAACACTCATTAATAATTTTAGAGATGTTGAAGACAAAAAAGAAAAGAAAGAAAAAACTGTTTCAACCTGTCCCAAACCAAGAATACCAGTTAATGGCAAATGTTCAGTTGATTTCCCAGTCAAAAGAAAGAATCCACAAGGTTTTGATTGCTGCTACAAAAAGGGGAAAGCAGCTTCCAAATCAAAATCAAAGAATAGCAACAATGTGCGTCTCGTTTTAGATCCAAAGGGTGGGTTGAAGATTGGAACTAAACAATGTATGAGATACAGTAAAAGTTCACTTGTTAATATTGCAAAGAACCAAGGCATTGTCAACATAACAAAGAAAGATAGAAAGGAAGACATTTGTGCGAAACTTGTCAATAAATTGGGAATTGTTCAATACGCACCATTTACCCACAACGGAAAAGAATATGTCATGGCTGGTGAAAAGAATACTTTTAGAATTGGAAGAAGAATATGTAAAACATATGACATTAAATTACTCCGTGAATTTGCTAAGAAAATGAATATTCCATTCACCTCTTCCACAAAGAGACCAGAATTGTGTAAACTCATTGAAAATGCTCGTGTGAAATTACCATCACCAAAGAATACACCACCACCACAACCAAAGAAGCGTGGAAGACCAAGAAAAGAACAACCCAAAACAAAGAGCAAGAGCAAGTCAGCCA